ATTGTTCACTATTGGATTTGTGTATAAATAAGCCGGAAACAATGAATATTGTTTATAATGGGTGTATATTTGACCGCATATATCGAAATGACGGTCTATTTCAGTATATGGTATATATTCATGATATCAAAATGCTTGCACGAATTACATATAAGGAAAAAATGAAAAATTATTCTATTGGTCGTTTTAAGTTGTTTGTTTTTACAGATGAATCAACGCTGAAAAAAAAGATAAGAATACAATTTTATGATTCGGAATAACATATGATTACATTAACATTACATATTATAACATATTTATAATATTATAAAATATTATAAATACTTTTTATAAAGTTATAATAATTACAACATAGATGTCAGATTTAAATATTGAAAATTTATTAAAAGCATTAGATAATGATGAAAATGAATCATTGATAGACCTGACAACAAGAAAAATAAAATCAATGAAAAATGATATGTTGCAAAAATTACAATTACCGAAAGAAAGATTAAAAGAATATCATAAAAAACTAAAAGATTATCGATATGTTGGTGAATTACATGAAATACGTTATGGTGCATATATCAGATGGATTAACCTTAAAAATATTGATCATTTAAAACTAACAAATGGAGGTATAATATGCGATATACAAGTAACAGATACCGGTTTATGGATTAAGTGTAAAAATAATATGAATCGTTTTTTTCAATTAAAACTGGATGAATGTCCGATTTTTCAAAAATAAAGTGAACAAAAAAAGATAATTTTAAAAGCATTGGACTATTTACAATAATTACGATATGGAAATGTAATTATTGTATTATTTATTTAATTATTTATTTTTAACTGTTTTATTTTTAACGCTTTTGCTTTGACTTTTACTTTTGATTTTGCGTTTCATGCTTTTGCCTTGACTTTTATTTTTTTTGATTTTGTATTTCATAGTAATGTTTTTCTTTGTTTTATAAAGTTTTTTTCGGTTTTTCGATTTTTTTTTCGGAAGCAACTTGTATTTTTCTTTACATTTAAAGTTGTAAAAGTCCATATTGCGTCTATTAAATAAACGGTCTCTACAAATAGCAAGTGAATTTTGTTCTTCTAATTCGGGGCTTTGTTTTGATACTTTTTTAATACATCGGCATAATTTTCCAGCAAGTATATTTTCCCCTTTTTTTTTAATTTCTTCCATAGACATTTTTTTGTCACCATTTAATTTATAATATTCTAGAATAGTTTCATAATCTTTTTTGGTTAAATCTCTTTTCTTGTTATATATAAATGATATTATATTTTTTTTTTGATATAAAGTTTATAATATTATGATATAAAGTTTATAATAGAAATATAGTTAAAAAACAATTTGTTTATATATATTAAGTTACAATGTCAAAAAATAAAAACGCTAACAATAATAAAAAGATAATAGTATTTGACCTCGATGAAACTATGGGGTTTTTTACTCAAATGGGAACCTTTTGGGATGCAATACGGTTACTTAATGGTACAGCATATAGTAGTTTAAATTCTGGAATACCACGACCAACTTTTCAGGAAACACTGGATATATTTCCCGAATTTTTACGCCCTGATATATTGAAAATATTAAATTACATAATAGAAAGTAAAAAAGAAGGATTATGTGATGATGTAATGATATATACTAATAATCAGGGACCACATGAATGGGTTGATATGATTAAAAAATTCTTTAATATGAAAATGGATTATCCAATCATAACAAAAATTGTTCGAGCTTTTAAAATCAATAATAAAAAAGTAGAATTATGTCGAACAAGCCATGAAAAAAAATTCAAAGATTTTATTAATTGCACTAAATTACCAAAAGAAGTACAGCTATGTTTTATTGATGATTCATATCATAAAGGAATGGTTCATGAACAGGTGTATTATATTAAGATATTACCATACCGATATTTTCTTCCTATTGATGTTATGTTGCAACGATATATTAAATTAGTAAAAAGAAAATATTATAAAAAATATGTTAAAGAACTTCAAAATAAAGAACGAGAATTAATATTAGATAGGATATCTAAATATACTTGTTTTATGCTATCATTTGGTGAATCAACATACAATAAATACAAATTAAATTATGTTCGAAAAACACCAAATGACTATGAAATTGATAAGATTATTGGAAAACGATTATACAATATGATAGAAGAATTCATTGAAAATGAATAATATTATTTATAATAACCATTCCTGATGAGCACCACTTTCTAGAACTTTGTCAATATCCATTTCGAACATTTCTGTATTTTTCATATCACCTTTCATATTATCTTCCATCATATCATCTTTCATTTTATTTTTATAAATGTCTAGTGTTCTAGCACTGGCATCGGTTGCATCAACAAATCGCGGCATCCAGAAATAAGGTATCATTTTCTCCATATTCGGATAATAATAATCGAATAGTGTTCTATAATACACTTGTTCTTTTGTAGATGGAGTGTTCCATTCATTTTCTATGTATGATTTTTTATTATTAAAAGATAAAACATCATTTTGCTCAACTTTTTCCTGAATAATTTCATACCAAGATTTTTTTTGATTACTTACACCATCACTAAATGCTTCTTTTGTTCTCCATAAAACTTCCTTAGGCAACAAGTTTTTGTCGAAAACGTCAATCGAATAACGAAGTAGGTATTTTTCACATTTTTCACGTGTGGTATTGTATCGAGATTTCCGCTCAATTGAAAGATACGTCTTCACAAATTGATAATCTAGAAATGGCGTTCTAGGTTCCAGTCCATGACAAGAAATACATCTATCTGAACGAAGACCATCAAAATGATGAATATTTGAAATAAGACGTTTGCATTCATTATCGAATTCAATAGCGTTTGGTGCTTCGTGGAAATACATGTATCCACCCGTTACTTCATCAGAACCATCACCATTAAATATTACCTTACAACTGCTATTTTCTGAAATATATTTACCAATTAAATAATTACCAACACTGGCTCTTACTGTTGTTGTATCATAACTACCAATTGCTTTAATCACTTCGGGAATGGCATTGAAAAAGTCATCATTTGTCATTACAATTTCATGATGATTTGTTTGAAGATGTTCAGCAACAAGTCTCGCGTATTTTAAATCTTCTGAACCATGCAATCCTATACTGTATGTTTCTACGCTTATCTTGTTTTCTTTACTCCGGGTTTTGTTTATATGTTTAGCATGCTTGCATACCAATGCTGTAATAAGACTGCTATCTAGACCACCTGATAATAAACAAGCAATGGGTCTTTCTGTATTCAAAACACGTTTATATACCGCCTGAGAAAGAGAAGAATATATTTTCGATTGAATACTATCATTGTGAATAAGATTGTCAATTTTTAATGAATAATAGGAACATTCCTCAATAGCTAGTTCCCAAGAAGAGTGGCATTTCCATGGTAAAACAAATTTACTGTATGTACCAGGTTTAAATTGATGCAAACTCTTTTCATTTGTCTGAAATCGACCATTATCATGAGCCAAATTATATATTTTCTGTAAAGGATATGGTTCTGAACAAAATCCAAATAATGTATTTTTATTTTCTTTTTGAAGACTATTCTTTTTACTTAGTTCATACATATCATGTGTGTATTTCATTACATATAATGGTCTTACACCAAATGGATCTCTTGCCACATATACTTTTCTACCCGTTTCTAGATCGTTGTTATCAAATAGAACAAATGCAAAAACCCCATCCAACAAGTGCAACGTTTGATGTATACCAAATTCCTTATAAAGATGAATTATAATTTCACAATCAGAGTTTGTGTATGGTTGAACGCCTAATTCTTGAAACAATTCCTTGTAGTTGTATATTTCACCATTGCAAATTAGCTTAATTCCATCAATTTCAATGGGTTGATTTGAGATATTGTCTAATCCATTAATCGCCAACCGATGGAATCCCAACATCATGTCATCATTATCCATCCAAAGTTCTTTTGTATTTTCAGGACCGCGACCAATACCTTCCATAAAACCATTGTGTATTATTGTATTGGTTAATAGGTCATTTGACTGTTTATTTAGTAATGCAAATATACCACACATAATAATTTTAATAGCTATGCTTATACTTACTTATGCTTATGTTTATGCTTATGCTTACTTCTATTTATTGATTAGTATTTATAATGTTTTCATATATATTGTTTCTTTTCAAATATCAATTTAATAAAATAAAATATAAAATATTAATATAATATAGATAATATTATGTTTAATAACAATGGTATAGTTAATGGTGCATATAGATGTCATATAGAAAGAGATAATGAATTAAATGAAAGACTAAGTGCAAGAAATAAGCCATCGGCTCATTTGAAACCACATTTTAGCATGCGTCCGGCTTCTACAAAATACGCTACAATGCCAATTGTAGATCAATGTAGAAAACCGATAGTCAGTTTAGAAAATAGAGAAATTTTTAATACAGAAAAAATGTTTAATCCCGGAAATAGTATGGGTCCATGGGAAGGATATTCATCCAAGGTTGATGATGAATCCAAGATGAGAAACCAATTTTTTGCTAATCAATCGTGTGCACAAAGTAAGTTTATTCCATCATCATCCAGTGATATGTATGTTGTAAAAATGGAACAAAAAGAAGTAGTCAATCAACCACACAATTATTTATTCCGTCCAGTTGAATTTGAACCGTTTAATCCAAATACAAACAATTTACCAAATGAGATGTTTTATAATCATACTAGACAACAGCGATTGAATTTATAAGATATATATGAAAGATAATCATATAATTTTTCATATATTATTGTAAAATAGATATTACGTGTAAAATTCATGGAAGACAATATAAATGATATTACTTTGAAATGTTTAATGAACGATTCCATATATGAAAAGTATATGAAAAAGCAAGAAAAAGAACATGCGAAAAATGATAAAATAGATAACATTAACAAGAAGAAACAATACAAGTTTTATAAAAAGAGGGTTTTAGCAATTACAAAAGACTTGTATAAAAAATATTATGACCCATCGTATCAGGAAGTCAGTGTTTCAAATGACGTTCAAGATTTCTTCGACGGATATATTGAATCTTTATTTGAATATTTTAAAATACAAGACTATAATGATATAATACAAGAAGACCTAAAAGATATAAAAGATACAAAAGATGCAACATCCGTGTTAAAAGAAGACATAGAGAATTTTGACTTATTAAAGTGTAATAAAAATATGATGAATAAGCCAAATGAAAAGGGGTTTGGAACATTAGGTTCATTTGTAATTACAAAAAAACAAAAAGAAAAAGAAAAAATTCCTTTACCTCGAAAGAAAAAAGTTGAACTGTATGATAATAAGTTAAAAAAGAAGGGTATTCGTAAAAAGAAAGGGAAAAAAGATAATCTATTGAAATAATAGATAACAGTAATGAAAAAAACTGCAAAACAATTATCAAATAAAAAGAAAATGTCAAAAAAACTTACCAAGAAGAATATTAAGAAAAAAAATATTAAGAAAAAAGGAGGAACAAAAAGTAAGAAAGAAGAAATCATGATTACAGAAAATTGTAGCCCATATATGAACCATATTTATCCAAATACAATACCAAATTCATGTTATAACGAGGTTTCGCTAATTAAAATGAGGGATTTATGGAATGAACGACATCCGGATACAAAAATTGGACAAGATAGTGGTAAAGAGATATGGAATGCATTAAGAAAAAATATGAAAAAAAC